GGCGTTGAACGCCAGCCGCTTGGAACGAAGCCCCGCCACCGTCACGTAGGAGCCACCATTGTCGATCTTCAAAAGAAGATCCTTCCCCTTCTGCGCCACCATGTTCCTGTCCTTTCCGAAATGAAAAAAGGCGCCCGTGAGGGACGCCTTTTTCGAAATAAAAATCTAAGTTGGACTTCAAATCGCGGCTTGTAATGACACCACGATATCCTTCGTTGGCAGGAGCCACGTCCGCTCCAACCCTTTCGCTGCGCGAAACCCGAATTTCGCATAAAAGGCTTCCGCGTCGTCATCCAGCGCATGAATCATAACTGCACGAAATGCCACAAGTTGGGAGGTCGATATCACCGAGAGCAAGGCATTCTTCAGTAGCGCAAGACCAAGACCTTGTTTTTGATATTTGCTATCGACCGCCAGACGCGCCAGCAGAGCAACAGGAATTTCCTTGGGCGCCTGATGTCCCTTTACCTGTCTAGGCGCGTTTTCCCGGCTGATCATGCCCGCGCACAGTGAGTGATAGCCAACAACACGATAGTCCGCATCGGCGATGACGAATGTCCGGCTATAACCCTGGTGTTGATTGTAAAGCGCCATTTCCTTCAGGAAAGCGTCCAACGAAGGCTTGCCGCTGTCGAACTCGTCTATTCGGTGATGATCGCCAAGCGGAGCCGGTTTCCGAAACATCTCCGCTCAGTCAATCCATTCACGATTTGTCTTGAAGAGTTCAACAAGCCGTGGATTCGCCTTTACAGGCTCCGAAAGCAATGCTTCGACGGCATCGAACACGGTGGCATCAACGCCGATAAATCTCTGGTCGAGCAACTCTTTCTGTGCCGAGTAATACGCCGCCTCGGTCATAAAGGACGTAACGGATTTACCGCAGATGGCTGCAGCGCGCGATATCACATCGCGCGTCTTTGCATCCATACGCAGATTGATGGTTTCATCTTTTTTAGCAGCGGACATCTGAAATCACTCCTTAACGTCATCTAAGAATGATGCAGCAGGTCTGTTCCTAGCAATGCTGACTTCACATATGACGCACGCCGTCACTTAATCATTCGTACAGACATTGTAAATACACATCCATTAAGTTTTGATTATGGCCTAGCTGATTTTTAGCGCTCTGCCTTTCACTCCGTCACCGCCCGAAACACCATGTCCGCCACGTGCCCCTTGGCCTTGGCATCCCGGCCAATCCGGGTGCGCCGGTGAAGCAGGCTGACCAGCGCATGGCCATCAAGCTCGAGATCGGCGTCATCCAACAGCCCCCGCACACGCGCCGCAATCTCCTGCGCCAGCCGGTTGCCGCCCTCCGCGGCCAGAACCTGCAGGGTCAGCAGATGCTCCTCGCCCGCCTCGCTCGCGGTTGATGCATCCAGGCTCTCGATCGCCGCGATGAAGATGCAGGGCCGGTGCGATCGTGTCTGCGCATGGTCATGAATCCCATCGGCCCCGACCATCGCCGTCAATGCGGCATCGCCTGATAGCGCCGCAAAGATCGCCTTCTGCAAGGCGCCGGCCGCGCTCATGGCCGTTCCTCCACGCAGCGGCAAACCACATAGCGCCTTGTCTCGTCCGGATCGTAAAAAGCCCGAACCGTAAAAATCCGGCCACCCTTGCGAAATCGCATGCCAGCCTCGATATCGTCGCGAAAACGAATCCAGATGCGATGCGTCACGGTGAACACCGCCGCATCCGCCCGCTCCTCCTTGGCCATGGCAACAGGCTCGATCCGTGCCCAGAGCGATGCGACGGCGACAAATCCCTGGACGATGCCACCCTGGCCGTCGCCGACATCGCTGCGCATCTCCAGATCCAGCCGCGCCGACATCTGCCCGGGGTCGAGAATCATGATCAAAGCCCCCGCCGGCAAAACGGCGCGATCAGCCGGTCGTATCCGGCCGGCACCGCCGCCGGTTGATCGTTCGGCTGCACCGCGCCGCGGAACTCGTAGAGCAGCGCCAAATGCAACAGCATCGCCCGCTTCAGCGTGTCCGGCACATCGGCGCCGGTCGCCCCGAAGCCGGCGGAGAAATCGATCTCGATGCCGTTGATCGTCTGCCCCGGAGCCGGTTGCCGCGGCAGGACGAGGCGCGCTGGCCGCGCCTGCCCGTCAAGCACGAAACCACTCGCATCGACATCGACCGCAATGCCATCGGCATCGTAAACCGTAACCGCTTCAATCGTTTGCACCGGGCCTCTGCCAATCTGAATCACCCGGGACAAAGGCCAGTCGTCGAGATAAAGCCGAAACGTCCGGGCGAGAAGCGCCAGCCCCGTTTCCCTCTCGATGTGCTCGCGCACAGTCCGGATCAGCGATGCGATCAGATCATCCTCGCTGCTGGCGTCGATCCGCAGATGCGCCTTCGTCTCGGCAAGCGTCAGCGGCTCGCCAATGGGCGATGTCAGTTCGGTGATGGTCATGAAAGTCTCCGTCGAAGGACAGGAAAAACAGGCGGACGCAGCGGGAGGGGAGCTGCGTCCGCCCTCGCGCGCAGCGGCAGGGAAGACCGCCGGCGCGAATGGTCGTACCCCTTGAGAAAGGGCTGCCTTACGCTTTTCAAGATGCCGCGAATTTGACCAGCTTGATAGCCTCGAAATTTTGCACTCCCCCGCCGACACGCTTGGTCGTATAAAAGAGCACATAGGGCTTTGCCGAATAGGGATCGCGCAGCACCCGAACCCCGGTGCGGTCGACGACGAGATAGCCGGCGGCGAAATTGCCGAAGGCGATTGCCATGCTGCTTGCTGCGATATCCGGCATGTCCTCGGCCTCGGCGATCGGGAAACCCATCAGCGAAGCCTGCTGGCCGGCGGCGGCCGGCGGATGCCAGAGGTAATTGCCGTCGGCATCCTTGAACTTGCGGATCTCGGCCTGGACCTTGCGGTTCATCACGAAGGACGCGTTCTGCCGGTGCCCGGCCTTCAGCGCATAGATCGTGTCGATCAGCGTATCGGACGGGCCGCTCGCCTTGAAGGCGCCGGCAGCCCCCGTGGCGATGTAACCGATATTGCCCCAGCTCCAGGCGCTTTCGGCCACGTTTGTGTAGCTCAAAAACCCCTTCGGCTTGTTGGTGCCGTCGCCGGTGATAAAGGCCGTGCCCTCCTGCTCGCCAAAGGCGATGTCGACCTCGGAGGCGATCCAGTTCTCGATATCGACAGCCGCGTCGTCGAGCAGTGCGGCCGTTGCCGCCGGCATGGCGTAGAGTTCCATGGTCGGAAAGGACAGTTCGGCCAGCTGCGGTGTCGCCGTCTGCGGCCGGGCCGCCGTTTCCGCCACCCAGCCGGTCGCCATACCGGCCAGCGCAAACGGCTTTTTCAGCACCGCCCCCGAAACCTGCCGCACGGTTGCCATGGAGCGGATCGGCGAGACCACCGAAAGCCTGCGGCCGATTTCCGTGTCCGTCTCGTTCGGCACCAGATAGCCGCCGTCGCTGGCCGAACCGATCGAGAATGCCTTGGCTTCCAGTTCGCGCAGCGCCTGCTCGTCGCCCTTGCGGATATAGTTTTCGAACGCCGCCTTGTGCTCCATCGCCTCAAGGCTTGTCTCGCCGCTGCGCCCCAGCGCTGGCCGCGCCTTCTTCAGCGCCATCTGGTCGATCAGCCGCTTCTGCTCGTCCATCGTGCGGGTGATGCGGTCCATCTTGTCGCGGGTGACGACATCGGCCGTCAGCTTGCTTTCCAGCTCGCCCAGCCGCCGGTCGTTGGTTTCCTTGAATGCCTCGAAGGCGCCCATGAAATCCTCGAAGGCGGCGGTCATCGTCTCCGGGGCCGTCTTGATCTCGGGCGCGACCGTGATCTCGGGCGCCACACTGTTGCTATCGGTCATCACTTTGTCCTTCGTGTCAGAGCTTCATCATCCGGGCCGCCCGCCGCATGGCGCGCACGAGCTCCGTTTCCTTGTCGCGGAAGAACCGCGCATTCTTGACGTTCGAAACCCGCGCCGATGGCAGCATCGGAAAGGTCACGATCGAGATTTCCCAGAGATCGGCTTCAAGGATGCGGCGCACGCCGGTCTTGCCGTCGGTCCTGGCCTTGACGGTCTGGAAGCCGATTGACAGCCCATCGAGCGCGCCCGCCTTCATCAGCATGTGCACTTCCCTGGCCCGCGCCACGCCGGGCGACAAAAGCCCCTCGACGTAAAGTCCACGCGCGTCCTCGCGGATGGTCTTCCAGGCCCCCAGCGGCTCGCCCGGATCGTGCTGGAACAGCATGCGCACGCCGCTCGCGCCACGCCGGGCCAGGGACTGCGCAAAGGCGCCGGGCGCGATCGCGTCCTTGCCGAGATCGACCTCGCCGAAGACACTGGCATAGCCGGAAAAACGCCCCTCGCCGGTCACCCCGGACAGCGTCAGATTGGCAAACTTCTTCGTTCGCCAGACAGGCAAGCTGTCGGTCGTCATGGGATATCTCCGAGATTTGGGGGGGAGAAATAGCGAGTAGCGAGGTAGCGAAAAGCGCAGAAAGACCACCACTAGAAAACTATTCACTATTCGCTATTCACTATTCGCTATACTCACTGCTTCCACCGTTCCGCCAAGCGTACAGCCGCGCCGAGCACCCACCAGGCCGAAAGACTGGCGGCCGCCGATCCGGTCAGCATCACCTCGGCTCCCGACAGGCTGCCGCCGATGCCGAGCCTGGTGACGATCCAGAGGCCCGCCGGGCCACCGAAAATCAGTCCGCAGATCAGGCCGGTGAAGAAACGCGAGCCTGCCTCACGCTTGCCTTTAGGCAGCATGTAGACGAGCGATACGGCAGCGCCAGCCGCCGAGCCGATACCCTTGGCAGCCCAAAGGCCCGGGTCATTGCCGAAATCAGCCATTTATTAAGCCCTTGATGCTATTGTTGGAATTGCGCAAGCATCCTGCAGCCGTCGTCTTCGGCCGCAAGGTGAGGCACTGCCTGACGCGGCGTCAGGCGGAGCACTTCTCTGAATCTTTTGAATCGGTTGCGGTGAGACGTTCAGAAACTGAATCCGCGACTTCATGCGCCGCTGCAGCAAGCAGGAAAGCTGAATCCGGCGATTGTTTCAAATACCTGAAAACAATCAGATATCCTCGAAGTCATCACTCGGGTCGGAGAAAATATCCGGATCATGCTGGCGCGCGTGACGTATGACGAGGACGCCGAGAATTCCGTCCAGCACTTCGTAGTCTATGAGATAGGGCGGCACTGAAAAGCGGCGCACCCCTCGCGGCAGATCCAATGCGTGTCCCGCCAAAGGAAATCGCCGCAGCATCTCCATCGCTTGCCGAAGCTGCTGGATCATCGCCGATGCAGCCCGCTTGTCGAAACGAGCAAGATACACCCGCTCGGCTCTCAGGTAAGCCGCAGCATCATCGTAAACGCGCAGCTTCATCTAGCCGCATCATCCTTGTTCAAAGTCTCCAGTTCGTCCAGCAAGTCGTCCATATCCTGAAACTTGCCTTGACGCATGCCTTGGCGGGCCTGCTCAATCTCCAGAATGTCTGCTCCTTCGTTGAGGAGATAATACCGCATCGCCCGAACCATCACCCAGCTGCGGGATCGTTCCGCCGTCTTGGCAATGGCCTCGATATCGGCCAATACATCCACCGGCACACGCAGCGCGATCGGATCGGACAGAACAGGCTTGGTCATCATCGCATCCTTTTGTTATACGGCGTATAACAAAATACCAGCAATGGTCCCTTCCCTCAATAGCCCACCGCCTGCCGCTTCTCCTCGTCGGTAAGGAAATCCGCCTCCTTCATCCGCGCCCAGACCTCGCTGCGTTCGCCGGTCAGCCCGGTGACCTGGTCGAGATCCGGCACCAGCTTCAACGTCTCGCCGAACCGCCCCGACAGCCAGCCGGAGAGAGCCGCGGCCGTACGAAAGATCATCGGCAGAACGGTCAGGCGGTAGAAGGCCCGATTGGCCTCCTGGTAGTTGGCATAGGTGTTGTCGCCGGGAATGCCGATCAGCATCGGCGGCACGCCGAAGGCAAGCGCGATGTCGCGCGCCGCGCCGTTCTTCGCCTCGACGAAATCCATGTCCTTCGGCGAAAGCCCCATCGCCTTCCAGTCGAGCCCGCCTTCGAGCAGCAGCGGACGGCCTGCCCGCATCGGCCCGGAATAGCCCTCGTCCAGCTCCGTCTTAAGCCGGTCGTACTGGTCAGCCGACAGATTGCCGCCCTCCTTCGGCTGATAGACCAGCGCGCCGGAAGGCCGGGCCGAATTGTCGAGCAGCGCCTTGTTCCAGGTCGCCGCCGCATTGGAGAGATCGAGCGCCATCTGCGCTGCCGCCAGCGGCGGAAAGCCGAGATGATCGTCGAGCGGATGAAACAGCCGCAAATGCAAAAGCCCCTCCTCGCCCGCCGTAATACGCCGCACGAGGCTGCCGACCCGGTATTCGTAGGCCTCCGGCCAGCCATCCCGGCCTTCGAGGATGCGGATGCGGTCCGGCCTGAGCAGATGCAACTCCCGCACCTCGCCGCCGACATCAGCCGCATCGACATAGGCATTGCCCGAGAGCAGCAGATGACCGTAGAGCGCCTCCAGGAAATCGATGCCCGCCATGCGTCCGTTCGGTCGCGCCAACAACGTCAATAGCGGATGCTCGCTGCGCTCCTCGGTCCCTTCATAGACAAGCAGCGGCACTGAGGCGGCGGCTTCCGAAATCAGCCGCACCGCCCGGTGCGCCACCGGATTGCGCATGAATCCCTCGCGCGCAAGGGCCGAATAGGACCGGCCGGTCCAGTGCGCCCGTCCCTCATGCGCAATCGCGATGAAGCCGGAGGCTGCCTTGGTTTCGCGCAAGGTTTCGCTTTCCGCCGGGCGGCGCCACGGCAGACGGAATGGATTTTTCATGATGTGCTTTCCTCGCATGCCGCGCCGGCGCGGCTAGAAATCAGCCTGCCTGTTGTTGTCCGCATGCGTCCGGCGAAGCGGCCCTTATCGCCGCGAGATACCGCTTGCCGTAGCCGGCCACGAGCGCCGCCCTGTCGCGCCCGTTGATGATCCGCCGGGCACCCGTCCAGTCTTCTCTAGCGGTCGAAAAATAGTCCCCGAGCCTCTTGCCGGTGAAGGCGCCGCTTTCCATGCCCTTGAAGAGAATGTCGACGGCAACGGCGAGCTCCATCGCCAGCTCCGGACGGGCAACCAGATCGATCCCTGTTACCTTCGTCATCTTTTCGTAGTTCGCCCGATGCGTCAGTTGGACCAGCCCGCGCCCCAGCCAGCTCTTGCCCTTAGCGTCCCGCCGCCAGTAAGGCACCGACACGGAAGGCAGCCTGCCCCGGCGCAGGGCGGCATCGAGAATGGCGATCGCCCGGTCGTCGGTCGTCGCCAGGGTTTCGCGCACCGGCTGTATCGTCCGGCCTGTCTCGTGATGCGCGGTCGCCAGCATATAGGCAAGCCAGCGCCTGTCCGCCGTTGCCGGCATCAGCGCCCAGCGATCGAGAATCGCCGCCATCCCATCGACCTGGCCCTGTGTCAGGATGCCGTCGAAAAGTGATGCACGTACCGCTTTGATGAAGATTGCCCGATCGAACGTCATTCGCGCTCCGCTTCTGTCCACAACACCCGAAAAATGTCGTGACTCTAAATCGATTTAACCAATTTAAATCGTTTAAACTGTTTAATGCCCTGATTTACTTTGCCTTTGGGATGTGGAAACTGAACACAGAAATATGACAGTGCCCATTCATCGAGGAGGATCGAATGAACGCCCAGAGCAAGATACAGGCCGACACGGCCCGTTCGACGGTACCGCAGCATATCCTCGACCGGTTCGAGAACGAGTGGCAGCAGATGCGCGCAAGCGCGCCGTCCGCGCCAAAACAGTCCCAGACCGACGACGACAAGCGCTGACTGCCTATCCGGATTTTTGACCCACCAGCGTACAGTCATAGGTGGAACCTTCCAGCTCCATCCGCGTTGTCTGTCGTTGCCGAAATCAATGAAAGGATCGCCCATGACGACCCAGCAAATTCCCCAGGCCCAGTTCGAACGCCTCGAAAACGAATGGCGCCAGATGCGCGAAACCGCATCGACAGCACCGAAGCCATCGGTATCATCGCCTCGCAAATAGGCGCCAGCATCCGGCACAGATGCCGCCATAACACTGCCCTTTGAGGGCAGGTTTATTGTGCATGAATTTTCAGCTGGCTCCCTCTTCTCCCCGTCGGGGAGAAGGTGGCCCGCAGGGCCGGATGAGGGGGGCCGCTGGCTCCGAAGTTTGTCGAACCACCCCCTCATCGCCTCGTTTCACTCGGCACTTCTCTCCGCTGGGGAGAAGAGGGAGAATGCCGCCAACGCCTGCAATCCAAAGGCCGCTCCTCTTCGCTTGAGGGTACAGAGCAAGCCTCCGGTGCGGGCCATACCCAATCAGCGCCCCCTTCAAATCCCCCTGACCCTCGGCTCGCCGCCGCCCTCCAGCATCAGCGCCGTCAGCGCCCAGACCAGTGCATCCAGCCGGTCCGGCGACCGGCCCGAAGACAATCCGTCCGGTCCGAAATCACACATCTGATCTTCGAGCGCCGGAAACGATCCCGCATGCACCACCCGCCCCTGCTCGTAGAGTGCCGCAACCGGTTCCGCCCGCAACCATTTTCCGCGTGAAGCCCTCACCGCCGTTACCGGCAGCTGCGCATCGATACCGCGTAGCACGGCAGAGACCATGTCGCCGCCCTGGTTGACCTCGGCGACGATCCGGTCGGCATCGAACCGCCTGTAGGCGCGAACCACCGCGTTTGCCCATCCGGCCGGGCTTGCGCCCTCCACCGAACAATCGGCCAGAACCACGCCGCGCGCCGTCCGGTCGAGGCCGGCTACAATGATACCACAACAGGATTCTCGGCCCCCGCCGGCGGGCGGGTCGACCGCCACGACGATCCGGCCGAGCGGCCCGGCATCGCGCAGCTTCAGCGCCTCGATGCGGGTGCGCGACCACAGCGCGTCCTCGCGATCCTCGATCATCTCGCCATCGAGTTCCTGCCGCCCGAGCCGCGTGCCGCCGTAACGGCCGGCCATCGCGGAGAGAAATCCCGGCGCCAGGTTTGCCGCATTGTCGCCGGTCCTGATCCGGCATGTCGTCGTGCCGGGATCGGAGATCAGCGCCTTCAGCACAGGCACAGGCCGCGGCGTCGTCGTCACCAGCGCCCTTGGATTATCACCGAGCCGCAGCGCAAACTGCAGCATGTCCCACGTCTCCTGCCCATGTTTCCATTTACCGAGTTCGCTGCACTAGTGAATTTCATGCACTTGCAGCGTTTTTTAACCCCGGCCTGCTATAGGGCTGAGAACACAGAGCAAAACGATGGCTAAAGCAGTGGCAAGAACCAAAGCATACTCATACGTGCGTATCTCATCAAAAGGACAGATCGAAGGGCGAGGTATTGCACGTCAGTTTGCTGCCGCACAGGAGTATGCGGCAAAGCACGGTCTCGAACTAGACGAGCAACTGAAGGATGTTGGCAAATCCGGCTTCCGGGGCGATCACGTCAAATTCGGTGCGCTTGGCGGCTTCCTCAGACTGGTCAAGGATAAGCAGATTCCGGTCGGATCGTATCTGCTGGTTGAATCCCTTGACCGATTGTCTCGCGAAGACGTGCTGATCGCACAGGCGCAGTTCATCGAAATCCTAAGCGCTGGCATTTCCATCGTCACGCTGATCGACGGGATGCACTACCACAAGGACAAGGACTTCACTCAGTTGATTATCTCGCTCACCTACATGAGCAGAGCCAACAATGAATCGCAGGAGAAGTCCAAGCGCATCAAAGACGTTATCCGAAACCGCAAACTCGACGCATTAGCCGGGAAACCCCGTTACAATCATCATCTAGCCGGGTGGATCACACAGACGCGGATTGGTGATTCCAAAGATTACGAATTCACCCTGAACGAGAAGGCCAAAGGCGTTCTCCGTGCTTTCGAATTGTATGATTCCGGTATGGGTGCGTGGTCAGTCGCGAAAGCCCTGAACACAGAGGGCCATCCCGTTTTACGACCCAAGCAGAATGTCGATGCGAAGTGGAAAGAAGCGCAAGTCCAACTGATGTTGCGGAATGAAATCGTCATCGGGACTTATCAGGCATCGGAAACCATCGACGGCAAGTCGGTTCCGCTTGGTGATCCGATCCGCAATTATTATCCCGCTGCTGTCCCTGATGATCTGTTCTGGCGAGTGCAAGCGAAGATCAACAAGCCGAAGCCGGTTGGCCGCTTAGGTCGCAGATATTCAAATCTGTTTGCCCGCAATACATCATGCAGCGGTTGCGGACGTATCCTGCGATTGAGCAAAGGCGGTGGACCGAACCGGCGTATCTCGTATTTCTCCTGTATGCAGAAAGCGCTTGTCGATGGTCATCCCTGCTCTGGCAAGTTCTTCCCCTACGACACGCTTGAACATGCGATCCTCACCTATGCAACCGACTTCTATGAGGCCGCCGCAACGGAAATGCAGGTTCCCGAAAAGAACAAGCAGAAACTTGAAAAGCAACTGGCCGAGGCGAAAACGTATCTGGCACGCATCGATAACGAGCGAAAAAACACGCTGGCGATGAGCGGCGAAGATTTGGACCCCGAAGATAAAGCCGAACTACTCAACAACGTTCGTGCATTGCGAACGAAGGTCGAGCAGCAAAAGGTCTACATCGGGGAATTGGAAGCCCAACTGCTTAATTCGCAGGATAAACGGGATGAATTGAAATCCGTGATGGATCAGATACAGGCTGAGCGTGCGAAATGGAAAACCGCGCCTGATGATGAAGTCATGCAAAGCCGATCACGCATTTCAGCGATGTTGCGGGAGTTCGTCACAACTGTTGAGGTTGATTTCGAGGCCCAGGAAGCGATTGTCTGGGTTGGAGGTTATACAAGCGCGTACAAGTTTGACCGAGACGGAAACCTGATCGGGACATTCTTCCTGATGCCTTCGCTGATGCCGGAATTGTATCCGCATGTTATCGACCGAACACCAAGCGGACGTATTCGGCAAATCCGCAAGGTCAACGAGGATATCGAGCGCAAGCCGATGACTGACGCTGATATGATCGATTTCATGCAATCGATGGGATGGAAAGCCGACCGCATCGATATGGCTTTGAAGGCCAGCAAGCGTATTCGTGAAGCACTGGCTTAAATCGCCAGTGCAGTAGCCCACAAATCGTCAACGGCTTCCGCTGACAGCCCAAGCGCTCCCGCAATCACAAGCAAAGCCGGAGCAAGGCGAGTAAACGAGGTAGCATATTCCCACTCGATTTCCGCTTCGTCTCGTGCCGGTCCCGCTGGCAGCGCATCGATTGCCGAATACACCGCCGCAAGCGAAGTACCCGAACGAACCAAAGCAAGTCGTAGTTGACGTGGGCTAATCGGTGCAAAGCCTGCACGCTTCTTTTCGATTGTCGGCTCAACAAACGGCACGACATCATGATCTTCCGTCGCAAGCCATTCGCGAACTGTCGGAGCAATCCCAAATGTATCTTCGGGACGACTGACGTAATCGCAACGATATCGTTCGCCATTGATATCTGTGAGTTCTACGTCAACGACAAAAACGTCCGTTTCGCGTGTTGCACGAACTGCAAATACTTCGTGTAGGATTGGTTCTTCAAATGTGTTTTCAATAGTCATTATGCTGTCCTCTGCATCAGGCACCAGTCCGAAATTAGACCACGGCTTCTGTATGTACCGGCCAAATTCGTTCCAGCGTTGCCGTGTGTTGCGTTGATGAATCCGTAATCCACGTCATTTCGGGTCGCGCAAGTAAACGATGCGTTCAACGCGGGCGCTGCACCGTCACGATGAACCATAAGTGTTGCGCCGAGCGGATAAGCCGCATATGTTGCTGATGTACCCGTGTAGACTTCTTCCGCTGTGAAACCCAAAGCGTGCGTGTGCGAAGTTGTCGTTACCGCGTTTGTTGAGGTGTTCGTGATTGAACCGGGAGTTCCAAGCGTAACCGTGCGAGTTGCAGCAAGTGTTCCACCACCAGTTAGACCGTTGCCGGCTGTAATGCTGGTTACAACACTCGCTGGCGTGTAACCAATTTCCGCAATCACTCGAGCCGATGTCGTGTTTGCATCAGTCCAGATCAACGAGTTGTTGACGTAGCCGTTCTTGGTGTCCAACTCGAAACGGAACACTTCACCGAATGTGACATCATCGGTTGAACTGTCGAAGTACACGTTGTTGCCGTTGACACGTAGTCGCGCCGAATATTCACCGCTTGTTGTATCGATGAGTTTGATTTCAGGCGCAGAGCCCGTCACACGGAGATATCCACCGCTAACGTTGACACCCGTAGTGCTCGATGTTGCAAGTGTGATAGCGCCGGTTCCTGCGTTGATCGATGCACCAATACCGTTGATGGTAGCGGATGTTAGGACACCGTTATTACGGAACATTATTTCATTGGAGTCCATGATAACGTTGTTGCTGTTGGTGGCACCAATTTGCAGCGCGTGAAGGGTCGAAACATCGGAGGCATCGCTCGTATTGGTCAAACGAAGCGCACCGGCAGTTAGCGTTGTGATGCCATCATATGCCCCAGCAATTCGTGCATTCGGCAAAGTACCGGCGTTCAAGTTGGAAGCGCTCTGATAGAACGATCCCTGCTGACCATCGAGCAAGTCGGCGTCCAGTGTTGATCCTGCACCGTCATTGCCTGCGGTCCAAATCTTCTGACCCCAGAGTTCACCACGCAAAGCAGCACGATCCAAGTTCAGCGCGTTTGGTGCCTCAAATGTGCCATCTCCTGCATCGTCCTGCTGGATCGAGAAGACACCACCATTCAGATAAATGCGCCAATCCGATGTATCGTTGGTCTCGATGAAACTGATGTACGGGCCGGTATTGGAGATTTTCAGATTGCCGGTCGTATCGAAATTTGCGTTGTTTCGGTAAAGGCTTGCAGCCTCGTAACCGTCAACTGTATCCGCATCCAATGTCGATGACGGACCATCGTTACCGGAGTGCCAGATCGTATTGGTCAGGCCAGTTGAGGCATCGTAAAACTTCAACGTGTTGATGCTGTTGACGTTGCCGAGAACCAAAGTGTCCCCGGTCACGTCATTGAAGATGCGGAAGCCGTTTGTATCAGAGGTTCCGTCATTGTGCTGAATGTAACCCTGTCGAGTGCCGTTCTTGTTGAAACTCATGTAGGGATCGCCGGTTACATCACCCGCTGGGGTATCCAAGCGAAGTACGTTAGCCGTGCCCGTCAGCGTCAGAACGTTCGTGGCAATCTGTGATGTCAGAGAGCCGCCCGTAGTGTCCGCCGCAAATGTCCATGTGTTTGTGGTGTCGTCGTAGGTAATCTTGTCGTCGTTGGCGAAGACAATCCCGTTTGCGGCGGAAACCTTCAAAGCACCAGCAAGCGTGATATCGCCGGTTACGCCGAGTGAATCAAAGTTTCCGGCAGTGCCAGTGATTGAACCAGCCGAAACCAAAGAACCTACGTTCACCGCACCCGAAAATGTCGGGTTTGGAGTGCTGTTGAGCAAGCGGAAACTCGTACCATCATAGGCGACTTCCTGCGCTTGTCCGACTGCGATTTGACCAGCGGTCAATGCACCACCACCGTCATTGCGGACGATTGGTTTTGCACCCAAACTGTTTACGTTTAGGGTGGTCGCACCAGTGTTCGCGATATGCGAGAAGAACCGGAATACATCGCCCTTGCGGAGCGCATCCGGCGCAACTGTATAGGCGATTGCCAGCGTGTTTGCGGTGCCAGTCGATGTTACCCAAACCGCGTTCTTTTCAGCGAGACGACGATTTGCACCCATAATCTGTCGGATAGTCGGTGCAAGTTTGTTCGGCATAGAGCCCGTAGGCAAGCCATCTGGCGGGGCGTTTGTGTTGCCGGAATCGCTCGGAGTCCAACTATTGCTTAGAATGTCTGCCATTGGCGTTGACCACCTTTATTGTTCTTATTGCGGCCTGATCGGGGTCATTGCCCCAGCCGATAGTCAGTGTCCGATATTTACTTGGGTCTGTTAGTTTTGGTCCTCTTGGTATCCGATGCTACGTAGATACTCCCGAATGGCTTCCTGCATTTCAGGGGATTCGCTTGCAGCGATCGCAGAGAGTTTCTGGACGTGTCCGCGCAGACCACCACGCGCAACCTGTGCCTCTGGAATACCAGCGAGCCAGTTCACGGTCTTCGGATTGCTCAGCAAGCGCGCCTGATATCCACGCGATACGAAGTTAAGTGCCTTGCCACCCATTACGGTAGCCGCACCAACTGGACCCGCAAACACGGCACCTAGCAGCGTGTTACGGTCGAACGGGTTCATTTCCGACATTACGGTTTGGTGACTTGCGGTATTGCTGTGGTTGTTTTTTGCACGATAGGATTTCCATGTGTCCGCGATACGCGCAACACGATCCAAATCACTACGATAGCCAGCACGGCCAGTTCCCTTGAACAAAACGTCCTTGGCTTCCGGTGCCATCTTGCCCCAATCATTCAGGAATGCAGTCGGGTTATAAGTCTCGGCACCATCGGCACCAACCTTCTTACCCATGCGCTCGACAACGCTAGCGGTGAGATTATCCCAAGTGGCTTTGCCGTCTTCGGCGCGTTCGACTTGGCGACGGATAAAGTTGAGACGAGTGCCGCCTTCTTTTGATTTACCCATCGCATAATTGAACACCTCTTCCGGGGCATTTTTGGATAGCACCGCAGCGGGAACAGACTTCTTACCGAAGCCATCGACATTATCGACATTGCGACGGAATTGATTATTGGCTTTGCGGAATGCCTGTAGCGCGTCGTCACCAGCGGTCTTTGCAGTGGCTTCCATATCCGAAGTTAGCGACTTGCGAAGTCCCTCCAGGTATCCCTTTGCAGCGCCATCAAGGTTCGGATCATTTGCGAGCGCACCAATTGCCGTGCGTGCTTCTTTTAGTTTCTCGAAACTGATGCCCTTATCAACATCAGCGACAATTGCCTTCGCCTGCTGAATTGTCTGGTCAACGAATTGGCCCTTATTCAGTTTCTCAGACGCACCCATCATCTTCTTGGATTCAGTCAGCGTCTTCAGGTATTGGCGTGTACTGTCACCGGCAGCGGGTGTACCTGTGGTCAACTTGCTGACATCATCATAGAGGTCATTGGACCGACCGAATGCAGCATCTTTTGCAGCCTGCATCGATCCCTGAACCATTTCGCCGACTTCCTGCTTTGACGAAGTCTTCGCAGTCGGATTTGTACGAGCAGCAAGGTCATCAACAGCACGACCGAACTCGTTACCTTGTGCTTCAAATGTCTGATTGATTCGAGGCTCAATATACTTTTGCCCCGCGCTCGTTGGCCGCAAAGCCTGTTCCTTCAACGCGGCGCGATTGCTACCGGAAACCATACCAACGGTCGGCTCACTGCCGATTGCACGGAAGTCCTCGACACGCTGACGAATAACAGCGGCATCATCAACCGGGCCGATAATTGCCTTCTTGATCGGGTGGAATCCACGAGAACCGGCAAGCAACTGTGGTGCTGCTTTAGGTGTCGGGATTGTCTTTCCGCCGAGCATACCAAGCGCGAATTCGTTTGCGCGGTCTTTGCCCTCTTCGGAGTTGATATCGACTTCACCCGAATATACCTCACCCGGCAACATGACCATCCGCTTAATTCCGCCGAGTAAGCCAGCGTTGGAATCGAAACTCTTATTGCCGTCCTTATCCACGGACATTGGCAGAATCATTCCCGTATAGGACTGGTCTTTCGGTTCTTCTTGAACTTCCTCAACCGGAGCATCAACAGGTGCTTCATCGGACTGCCACTGCATTTCCCAAGGGTTTGCAGGAGTTTCCTGCTTCTTCTCTTCTTCCGGGGCAGCACCCCAATTCATTTCCCATGGGTTAGCCATTATACTCTCCCAATTCCGCCGAGCCCGCCAAGGCCACCGCGTTGGGACATCGCCATAATCAATTGGTAAGGCTTCAACATCTGCTTCTTGCGTTCTTCCTCTGCGACCTTCGCGGGGTCCTGCATCAGTTCGACAGGCGCGGTATTTGTGCGGCCGCCTTTAGGAACAGCCGCGTTCAATGCTGCATCGCTCTCTCCGAACAACTTGGAGATATCACCGAGCATACCAACGGCCTTGTTCGTGCTAACGCCGAGAACCTTTTCCGGCATTTTCACTTTGCCGCCTGTGGCTTGCTCGATAAATCCACGCGTCGGAACATTGCCGTCTGCGTCTAGGTTCGCTGGCTGCTTTGGCGCACTGTCAGGATTGATCTTGTTTTGGATGAAACTAAACAGACCATCTTCATAGGGCTTGCCCGCATTTGGGTTAGCGGCATTTGCCGCGTCAACATTGGCTTTACCCTGTGCAAGCATCGCGACTTCCTGTGGGGATGACGTTGGACTAGCAGCGGCAATTTCTTCCGGCGACAACCCTGCGACTTCACCAGCCCAAGCCAATCGATTATCGAAGCCGTGACCGTTCGTGGGATTATCTCGCTTCCATCCCGAAGGACGTTCGTAAGAGATCATCGCGGCGGTTGCGCCGTGAACGTCTTTGGCTTCCTGTAGTTTGTTCCAAGCATAACGCTCCGAACCTGCTCCCGGTCCTTTTTCGCCGTTCATTTCGTGCATAACGAAATCCAACTGCGTATCTAGGTTGCCAGTGTTATCACCGGCAAAGGCACGGAAATTGCGAGCGCGATCACCATTCCACTGTCCGATACCGATGGAATCTGAACCATCTGAACCATCACCGGCATTACGAGCGCCAGTGTTGAACGTGGATTCCTGCATGAGATTGCCGACAATGCCAGCGGCCTGATATGGTTGAAGTTTGTACTTCTCCATCAAATACCGATACGAATATCGGGCATTATCGTTGAGTGCTGGCTTTGCCAAATTGTCACCTCGTCCCGTTTGCCGGGATCTTGTTATGTCTCCGCTTGATGCGGGTTAAAGGATTGCTTTCCAGTTCTTACGGTCGTTCGGATTGCCACCTTGGAATTCAAAGCCGTTGATGATCTGGCCGCGTGTTGGGGCACCCATATTTACCTGCGGACGCTTGCCGAGCATTCCTACGGGCTTGGCCTTATTGAAGTCCTTGAATGCAGCATATGGGTTCGGTAGGTCACGGATTTCCTTATCCGCATCTTGCCATTTGATTTCGCCCTTCTGCGCACGAGTGGCGATTTCAGCCGCTTTCAGTTTGTTCTCTGCAATAGCCTGCGTGGTTGCGGAAATAACCGCGTTACCCTCTGGCGAATTACCCAGCGATGGAAGCGAAGCCAAATACTGCTTGGCATCAAAGTCCGATGTCGCACCAGCACCAGCAGGGCGCATCTGCGGAGCGATACGAGCGACGATAGCCTTGTAAGCCTGCGCTTCTCCTAGACCTTCAATGTCAACGCCGATTGCTTCCGCATACGGACCAGCCATCGCCTTGAACTCGGCAACTTTACCAGTGCCGATGTTCTTGCCGAGTTCTGTTAGCATTTCCATGTCAGCGATCATCTGCGGAGCGCTTGCAGCGTTCGCCTGAATTTCGTCAAAGCGCTCTGCTGCTTTCTCGTCTGCCTTCTTCTGGAAAGCACCACCGTTTTCGCCGCTGCCAACGGTAACATTGTTCTGAGATGCACCCGCACGTTTGTTCTCACGCGACCATGAGGTGAAATCGATCGGAGTACGACCGGCGTCTTCTTCCTGCTTGCGATACAGATTGTATTCGGTGATATCCGTGGTCGTTTCAAACGGAGCCTCACCAGCCTTACGGCCCGATGATTTCGCTGCTTCCTGCGCCTGCAAGCCAGCATTAAAGCCGTTAGCATCACGAAACTGTCCATCAGGTCCAACGCTCATGCCCTTCTCGGCACCTGCCTGCTGTAGTTTCTGAATCTTGTCCAAAATGGAGTTCGCAGCGGACATTTCGCCTGCTGCCAAATATGCCTGATGCAACTGCTTCAACTGACCAATGCTGTAGCCGGTTTCAGGATCGACCGGACCTGACCCAGCGGCTTCGCCCTGCCCTGCGGCTGCTTCTGCTGCTGCCTGTCCTGCAAGGAGTTTAACGCGATCACCCGAAATCTTATTGTCGGCTAGGCCAATCTCGGAAGCATCCTTGCGATAGTTCTGATAAGCGTCCTGACCTTGTGCGCCGCTCTCACCCATGATGGATAGGAATGACTTCGGCATAGCGCTAGGACCACCACCGGCCATCATTGCGAGACTTGCACGCAACAGACCAGCATCGAGCGCTTCACGCTTTCCGGCGTCGGGCTGCAACTTGTTAAGTAGGCTATTGAAGGGGTTCAGGTTCAACGGAGCGCTATCAGCGGGCTGTCCTTCCGGCGCAGCAACAGGCGCTCCAAGCAGACCAGCCGGAGCCTGACCCTGTGCGGGTTGCCCCGAAGCAGGATCGCCCTGGCCCTGACCGGTCAAGCGCTTGAGAAGTTCTAGGATATCGAAATTAGCCATTATGCGGCCTCCTCAAAAAGTTTGTCCGCGATAACGCGCTTGATGCCATCCACTTCGATAACTGCCTCTGGAATGACCTGCTCGACTTCCTGAGCCATCGGACCAATCCAAACTGTCTGTTCAGCGTCGTTCTTGTAGGTGAATTCGTACATTGGAATGCCGTTCGGCAGGAAACCAACCTGACGGATGATGTTCTTGGCACGCTCATCGCAAAGCAGTGTCATCAGTGTTCCGGCAAGACCCGCAAATTGCGCTCCGCTGTTGGAGAATACCTGCGATGTCTGGTTGTTATAGCCACCACCGTTAGCCATGTTGATCATGTTGTTAGCAGCAACGAACGGCTGATTCTGCTGTTGATCCCACTTGGCAACTTCTGCCTGCTTCAAGAGGTCCGCATAAGCATCCTTCTGCGCACCAATCTGTGCCAACTGCTGAGACGGCATGAACTGGTTCTGGTACATTTGACCGGCCGTGTTCGCGCCCTGCAACTGAGTATTTGCCTGTGCGTTCTGATTGCCGAACTGAGAGTTCGCCGCGTTGAGCATCTGCGAATTGTTCTGGAATTGGTTTGCAATGCCCTGATTATACATATCGTTCTGCATACCAAGACCCTGCATCTGATAGTTCTTATCGAACTGATACTGAGCATTAGCAGCGTTTGCGCCCTGCAATTGCTGTTGGTTCTGCTGTAGGTTCTGATCCGACAATTGGCCCTGTGCGTTGAGCATCAGACCGTATTGATCATTGCGCATTGCCTGCTGCTGTTGGCTCTGATTACCCAACTGATTAGCAGCGCCCAAACGCATATTATCGAGGTCGTTATTCATGCCCTGCTGAGACAACGACTGCTGACCCAACTGGTTAGCGCCCTGCATGGCAAGATTCTGCTGATTGTATCGCTGCGACTGCTGAGAATCGTTTAGCGAACCATACAATTGCGTACCAGCCAAACGCTGCTGCTGCTGCGAATTGCTCGTGTTAGCGAGGTTCGCATTGGCGTTCATTTGGTTCTGCTGATCACTGTTGTAGAAGTTACCGATGGAGTTCTGCGCGTTAAGTTGGTTGTTTCGCTCCTGCGTGTAGTTCTGCATCATGATGTCGTTTGCATTTTTGGACATCGCACCAGTGAGTGCAGAATCCGCATTGTTACGAGCAGCCGCAAACGCGCCCGATCCCATACGACCAGCGGCGGCGAACTGAGAATCAATTCCCGGTGCAATCTCGTTCTTGTACTGGCTTACTAGACCGCTGTTGGCCTTGTTGATTGCCTCATCCAAATATGGATTGCTATTCAACATGGAGCCGTTCGCGGTTTGTTCGAGTATGGATTGTGCTGGATTTTTACCACCAGCCAATGCCTTAGTCTGCGCCTGCTGCGCTGACATTCCTGCGTTGGTGAACGAGTTAGCGGATGCTGCCTGCTGCGCTGCCGGGTTCACATAGTTGGTGTTCACGCTCTGCATTGCCTGCTGTGTCGCAGCAACGCCCGGATTCGTGTACGATCCTGTGATGCCCTTAGCGGCATTCTGTGTCGCGGCAACTCCGGGATTCGTGTAGTTGGCGTTCAACGAATTTGCGATCTGACCTGTCTTTGCAATGGTCGGATCGGAATAATTCATCGTGTTCTTGATCGTAGAGGTTCCCGGTGCAAGACCTGTCTGCGATCCTTGTGCGATGCTGTTGACACCGTTCTGCGCGGGATTGCTTCCCAACTTCACGCCGTTCTGCAAATTGCTGAGCGTGTTATTGGCCTGCGGTGAAATGTTATTTCCACCTGTAATCCCTGCAACTGTGTTCGCTGCATTCGTCAGGTTCTGTCCACCGCCTGTGGCTAGTTTCTCGGCTGCTGCCTG